TAGAGATAGAAAAAGCTGGATGAAAGAAAGACAAGATTTTGAACAAAGAGTTAATTTAGACATTCAAATTATAAAAGAGAAATTTAAAAAATAAATATAGGCTTATAAAAATATCGTAAATAACGAGTTTAGAAAAAGATTTTGTAATAAAACATAAGGTTATGAACAAAAGATTTGCAGTATTAGTAGGACATAGGTCAAAAAGAAAGGGTGCTTATAGCAAACATTTAAAACTATCAGAATTTGACTTTAATAAACCAATTGCTGAAAAACTTTCAGATGTAGCTGATGTGTTTTTTAGACCTAATACATCTGGTGTTCGTGAATCATATAGAGTTAAACAGGCTTTACAACCAATAAACAGAAAAAATTACGATTTAGTAATAGAATTACATTTTGATAGTTTTGGAGACCCAAGAGCAAATGGTTGTTCTGCCTTACATTTCATAACTAATAAGAAAACTAAGAAACTTGGAGACTTTTTTGTAGAACAAGTTAATTCAAGAATAGGTATGAGAAAACGTAGTTTAATACCTATAAAATCTAGTAAACAACGTGGGGGAACTTTTATAACATATGCTAAAGCAGATGCGATTTTATTAGAGCCATTTTTTGGGAGTAATAAAAATGATTGTGAAATGATGTCAAATTGCATAGATGAGTATATTAATATTATAAGAGATTTATTTAAAATGGTATAAGTATGTTATTATTAAGAAATTTTTTAAAAAAATATTGGCCATACCTGTTAATAACAGCTGTAGTCATTTTTTTGTCTGTTCGTTTATTCAGTTCATCAAATGCTACAAAATTAGTTAAAAAAGAATTAGGTGAACTAAAAGATGAAAAGAAACTTCTACAGGAGTCTGAAGAATGTCTAATTGATTCTTTAACAGTAGTTCAAAAAGATTTTAAACAACTTGAAAAAGAAAAACAAATTCTTTTAAATTCTTATATAAAAACTATAAATGATATTGATAATAAAATAAAAGAAGATGAAGATAAAATTTCTGATATTGACGATATTTCTACTGATTCCATTCGTAGGTATTTGTCAGGATACAAATATAGTCCTATCAAAAGAACAGGGAATAGAAGCAATTAAAGGCTTAGAACAAGGTAAGGATTTAAAAGGAACTGTTATAGATTTGGAAAGTGCCTTAGCTGAAGCAGAATCAATAATATCTAAGCAAAAAGAACAATTGTTGAAAAAACAACATGAGTTAGATTTACTTAATTTAAGGCTTGAAAATAATTCTAATCAAATATCTAATTTAAATAGACAATTTGAGCTTGAAGAGGTAATATTAAAAGACCGTATGAATAAAAAATTCGGTTTTGGAGCAGCTACTGGTATAAGTATAGATGGAGAATTTAATCCTAAACCATTTGTAGGATTAGGTTTTACTTGGACTTTATTCAGATTTTAAATATGTCTAAAGAAGATGAAATAAAAAAGCAGAAAGCTAAAGAAAACAAAATAATTAAGGAAAATCAAAAATTACTTAATAATATTGTTAAGACTAATCAGCAAAGACATGTCAAGGTTGAAGATGAGCCTATATTTTCAAACATACTAAAAGATTTTCGCGTATCTTACGCAAAGACTGTAGTTATGAATTCTTCAAATGAAATATTAAAATTCGTAAAGGATGAAGTTCAGTATCAAGCAAATAAATAAAATGATAGGGATTATCCAGAAAAATCAAGCGATTTTTATTGGTACTCAACTTGGTATAGACTATTTATCAGATTATCAAAAATACGTCCTTAAAACTCACGGTATAGACTTAGATGATTTTGATAAAATATCAGATTTAGAAAAATCTTATTATTTTGGAATGTTCGCTCAAGCGTTAGGTGGAACCAAGTCTTTTAAGGCTAAGAAAAAAGACTTTGATAAATGGTTGGATAAGGAAATGAAAAATCCTTTAAGTGCAACAAAACAATCTGCCCTAGATTATCTAAAAAACAGAACATTTACAGATATTTCTGGATTAGGCAATAGATTTTCAAATAATTTTTCAAATAGAATACTAACTGCTTCAGTAGCTAAACAAAATAAGCTTCAAAAGAAGATAAAAAAGAAAACTATTCAGGCTGTAAAGGATAATTCTACTGTGCAAGAATTAGCTTCAGAATTAAGAGAAATGACTGAAGATTGGGCTAGAGATTTTTCCAGAATATCTGATTATGTTCTGCAAGAGGCATATGGTTTTGGAAGAGCGCAACAAATAATAGAAGATTATGGTGAAGATGTTTTAGTTTACAAACAAACATTTCCAGGTGTATGCAAGCCTTGTGAAAAAAATTACGGAACACCAGGACAAAAACCTGTTATATATAAATTAACAGACTTATTAAAAAACGGAAACAATATAGGTCGTAAGGAACAATTACCAGTAGTAGGTAATGCGCATCCATTCGCAAGGTCTATTTTACATCCAATACCTAAAAATTCAGTTTGGGATGAAGATAAAAATCAATTCATATTGAAAAGAAATAAAAAAGGTGTTAAGCGTAAAAGTAAGGTAAAAATAACTATAAGTGAATAAGTTAAATTGTACAAATAAACAGATACCTGATTTATATTACGGATTTATTTATAAAACAACTTTGCCAGATGGAAAAATTTACATAGGTCAAACTACAAATAGGTTTAATAAAAATTATTATGGGAGTGGAACTAATATTTCAAAATTCATAAATGAAAATGGTAAAAGTTGTCTAAATAGGGAAATTTTAAAATTTGTAAATTCTCAAAAATCTTTAAATAAATTTGAAGAAATTTTCATAAGAAAATTTAAAAGTTACAATGAAAATATAGGATTGAATATATTTGTAAATACAAGTGTTCCTATTTGTCCTAAACAAATAAAATATATACGTGACAAAATAAGTAAGGCTAATATTGGTCATGAAGTGACTGAAGAAGTTAGGCAAAAATTACGTGAAGCTAATTTAGGTAAAATTGTTCCTGATCATGTTAGATTAAAAATGAGTAAGTCTCATTCTGGTAAAACCATATCTGAATCTACAAAAATTAAGATGAGAAAGGCTGCTATGGGCAATAAGAGCACAAAAGGTATGATCACTATTAATGATGGATTTAAAGTAAGATTGATAAACAAAGGAGATTTAATTCCACAAGGTTATAAATTAGGAAGATTAAAGAGAAATAAAACATGAGCAAGAAAAAAAATTTATTATTGATCAGTCCTCATAGTGATGACATTATATTCAGCGCAAGCTATTTTTTATTTAATCGTAAAAAATATAATAAAGTCAGAATGTTAACTGTAGAATACGATGAAAAGAGACTTGAAGAAGATAGAAAATTATGTCAAATGTTTGATATGGAATTGATAACATTGAAATCTAAAATTGATTCAAAAGGTTTTCATAAAGAGTATTATTCAACAAGAAAAAAATTAGATGACGAAAGTGCTTATGAATTTTGCTTATCCAAATTAGGTAATAAAAAAATGTCTAAGCTAATCAAAAGTTTAGATAAAATTTTAGATAAGTATTCAAAAAGCCTAATTGTTACTTGTGCAGGAATTGGCCACCCTTTTCATTGTTTGATAACAATATTAACTTCAGAAAAATCTGATTTATTCTATAGAGATTTTCCACATAGTTATAAAAGACGTAATCAAGAGTACTATAATTTAGTGCTACAAGATACATTCGAGCCTAAATTTGAATTTTTCGACAAAGAAAGTCATGAAAAGAAGTTCGATATTGTAAAACAGATTTACAAGTCTCAATCTTCATTATTATTTTTTGAAAAGAGATATATTGAGAAACTACTACCAGAAGAGTTCTATGAAAAAAAATAAAAAATTGAAAATACGTATTTGTACATTCGATATTGCAAAATATGGCGGAATAGTACAAAATGTAGAAAGTCGTGTAAAAGCATTTAAAGAATTAGGTCATGATGTTGATATCATATTCCTTACTTATTCTAAAACATTAGCTGAATCACAGTATGAGCGTAAATTAGCTAGTTTAGAAAGTGGAGAATTTCAAGCTACAAAAGACAATAAGAGTCAGTACGGTGGTTATACTAAGTCCGATATTACAGGATATTGGAGAAATTCCTACTATGGATGGCTACTACCACCTAGAACTAATAGGGTGCCAGTATTTCATGAAAATGCTTTAGATATATGGCGTGAAGCTGTAGAAGATGCTGATTTATTATTTTGGAGTTTTATGCCTACAAAGACTAAAGAAGCAAAAGGATTTGATTTTTGGCCAAAATTTTTCGATTTACCTAAGTCAGTAAGACAGGTTATGGCTGTGCATGACGGATATTTTGATATAAGAAGTTCTTGGGTGAGATACTTATCTGAAAAAATAACATATTTAGACTGTGTGCATGTATCTGCATATAATTCTGTTCAGAATATAGAGATACCAAGATACTTAAATTTCGCTAGTAGATACATTCCAGAAGAGTTACCATACAAGAAGATGAAAGACAGACCAGTAGATTTTTTCGCTGCTCATGTATTTAAGTCTATGAAAAAGATGGAAGACCTCTTAGCATTAACACCTCATTTAAAAGATAGTAATGTTTGGATTGGTGGCTCTGGTATAGAGTTGTATTATATGATGGCTAAAGAAGATTTAAAGCCTAAATATACTGTTTCTGAAAAGACTGATCCAGATTGTAAGAAAAAACATATTGGAATGAGCTTATGGAATAGAGCCTTAAAATATGGTATGGAACATATGGGGTTTATGTCTAATGAAGATGTATATTTCACTTTGCAGAATGCTAAATTCGCTATTGATCCAAGTTTTAGCAAACATTATGCTCAATATTCTAATACTCACTTAAATGGATTTACTATTGAAGCAATAATAAACGGATGCTATCCTGTATTACGAGATACGACTGGGTTAGTACCACCTGCAGTAGAAATAGATGATATTATATATGATAAGTTAAAAGCTATTTATGTGCCATGGGATGCTACACCTAAAGAATTTGCTAAAATTCTAAATAAGGCTAAAGAAATGTCACCTAAAAAGTACAAAAAAGATATAAAGCATAATTTCGAGTTAGCTAAGCAATTATTTGATCCTAATAAGAATATGCAATCTGTTATAGATATATCATTTTCAAAGAAAAAACTTAACAAATTAAAAATAGGAACTAACTCAGAGCGTGTTTTAAGAGACAGTGAAAAAGTAATGACTGAATTCTTCAATTGTCAAGTTCCAATAATTTGGAGTGAATAATTTTTCTACAGCTATTATTTGGGTAAATAAATTCATTTTACCTGAATATGAAGACATCAGATCAATTAGAAAATATACTGACCAAAGCAAGACAGGTTGGAGATACAAAAGTAGGTAAGGACGGACAAACTAGATACTGGACAGAAATTAAACCAGGCAAATTCGATTGGAGAAAAACACGTCCTCAAGGAACTAAGAATACAAGTTCTGACAAGCCTAAAAGTCAAACTAAATATGATAAGTTAAAAACTCATTTGAAAAATACTTCAGATGAAAAATTACGTAAATTTGCATCAGGTGAAAGAAATGATCCTAATTTACGACAATTTGCTTATGATGAACTTGTAGGTAGAGGTGAGGATGTTTCAGATTTAGATTTAAATACTGGTAACTATGGTGCTTTAAAAGAAGCATTTAAAGATGATGGTCCAGACTTTGAACCTGAAGCTACAGGAGATGTAGAATTAGTAGATGACTGGCAAGACCCAGAATTCATTAAAAAGAATTACGGAAATCTAAAAACTAAGCAACAACGTATAGAATACGATGATTTTGCTTACAAACAAAAAATAAACAATCCTAGATATAAAACACCGCAAAAAGAAATTCATTCTTTAAATAAACTTTATGCGCAGTTTTTAAGTTCTAAGTCACCACTTATGATTGCTTCAGGTGGTGCTGGTGTAGGTAAGACCTATAATTTACATTTAGTAGCTAAGGCGATGAAACTTAATCAGTTTGATCCAGCTCAACATACTGCAGTTAATCCTACTTTTGCTGAGAAGATTGAAGAGGGTGAAGAAGATTATTACGATGAGCCAAATACTAACTACGATTATGTGGAAGTGCCTGAAGTTAAGTCTCCATTGCAGCTTGTTCAACTTTTAAAAGAACATAATGGTAAGACCTTAGTATTTGATGATACTGACAATATACTTAAAGACCCAGACTCATTAGGTATAATGAAAAAAGCAACTGCATCTTCAGGAAAGCGTATAGTTGGTAAGAAATCTTCAAATGAGAAGACTAATATTGATCCATTTGAGTTTACTGGTAAAATTCTATTCCTATCTAATATGGGTCAACATGAATTTACAAAAAATGAACACTTGAATGCTATCTATTCAAGAGCATTGAAAAAAGATATATATTTTACTAAGCAAGAACAACTTCATTTTATAGATAAATTAAAACATAAATTTGAATTTTCTGGTATTCCTAGACTTGAAGATCAAGAAGAGGACATTCAAGAACGTGAAGAAGTATTTAGCCTATTAAAAGACAATATAGAGTCTATTGATCCAGGTAAATTTAATGTACGTTCTATGAAAGAGGCATTAGAGGTTAAACGTGCTAATGACAATGCTATTCAAATAACAAAAGACAATCCTGTAATAGGTGAAATGTTATTTGGTAATACTGAAGAAGATTGGAAAGAAGATGTTGTAGATTTTCTTACTAAAGGTTACGTACCTAAAGAACAGAAGATTCAAAAAGCTATGGGATCAATAACATTGTAATTTACAGCTATAATTTTAACATACTACAATTGAAATGAGTAAATTTAAGTTTTTTACACCACTTGAGATACGTAAGGCTAAAGATGAGAATGGCAAACATGTAATGCGTCTTGGAGGCATAGCATCCACGATAGATGAAGACTCAGATGGAGAGTTCTTAGACCCATCTGGATTTGAGATAACCGATTTTGAGACAGTAGGAGTAGTAAATTGGCATCATCAAGCTAAAGATAAGCCATCTACAATAATAGGTGAACCTGCAGTAGCTGAGATACGCAAAGATGGTTTCTATGTAGAAACAGATTTATATCCATCTTCAGAGACTGCTCAAGAAGTTTATGAGCTTGCAGAAGTTCTTGAAAGAGATAGTAAAACAAGACGTTTAGGATATTCTATTGAAGGTGTTGTTTTAGAACGCGCTAGTGACGATAAAACTCATCCTGATTATAAGATAGTTAAGAAAGCTCAAATAACTGGATTAGCTATAACGCATATGCCTAAAAACGCTAATACTTTTGCGCAAATAATTAAAGGTCATGTTGATACTGATATAAATTTAGAAGAGGATGAAGAAGATACTGAAAAATCATTATCTACAGAGTCAGGATCAGCATTAATACCTGAATCAGTAGATGGTTCTAAAAATAAAAAAGACATTGATAATATTAAGTTAGTTAAGTCTAATTATAATGTTGTTCAATTATCTGAGAAAGTTATGTATAAGAGGATTTTCGATACATTTTCAGATATTAACATACAGAAAGCAAAGAAAATCTTTACATTTTTAACTAAAATAAGTGACGTTATGGCAAAAAACAAGGTATCAGATACCGATATTCAGAAAGCTATGTCGTTCTTTGGTTTTGAAGATAATGACCAAAATCCATTTTTGGAAAAATCAGATAAGTCAGAGGATAAATCACCAGATGAAATTGCTGACGAAGTTCAGGATATGACATATGGAGATGATGAAGACGATAGTGAGGAAGATGACAAAGTCGAAAAAGGCGAGTCAAAACCTAAAGACAAGCAAAATATTGCTAAAAGTAAGGATACTGATCCAGAAATTGATAGTATATCAAAGGGTACAGTACTTATCTTAAAGAAAGCGATTGAAAAAGCTCAAACTAATAATTCTATTGAGAATAAGGCTTTAGCTACTCTTGTTAAGGCTCAATTAGATCAAAATGAAATTTTGAAATCTAAGGTAGAGTCATTAAGTGAAGTTGTTGAATCTCAACAAGAACTTATTAAAGGTCAACAAGAGACCATATCTTCTATCTCAACTAAGATGGAAAGAATGGGAAGAGCACCACGAGCAAGAAAATCTATCACAAAGGGGTACACTGAAAAAGAGTCATTCCAGAAAGCTAAGCAATCAGCTCAATCTCAAGCAAATGTTTTGAGTATGACAAGAAATTATGGACAAGTTCTTGAAGTACTAGATAATGCATCTATGAGTAAGGGTGGATATGATGAAGAGTTTGGAAAGGCTGTAATGTCATTTGAATCTTCTAAAACATTACCTAGTAATGTAATTGCTAGATTAAAAACAGAACAAGGATTAGTAATTGTAGATTAACAGCTATTAATTGTTTGAATACTCAAAAAGTAAGAATTAAAATTAATTATTAACAATAAAA